AATCAATTAGCTGGATGGAAACAAAGTTTTATGAGACTGGGGAGTACTTTAGATAGGAGTGTGGAAGAAACCGATCTCATTAACGATTATTATAATTGCCTAATTGAATGTGACGATGATCAAGCAACATGTAAGCGAGAGTGTCGGAGGATTTTACAATAGTTTTTATGGAGGGTTGACCACCCTCCTTTTTTTGTATATAATAACTCTGTAAGGGTTTATAATAATGGACAAAGAAAAACTTAAACTAATTGTCAAAAACCTAGAATCTCTGGTAGAATGTTTAAAGTCAGAAGTTTATTCTGACATCGATGCATACAAACCAGATTTAGAATCAAATTTAATCACAGATTACGACGAAGTATTTTATGACGATGACGATGGATACCCCGATTAAACTAATCAGTGTCACTCCTGATGCTGAGAAACACATGGCATATTGTGCCCGTGTGAGCAACCCTAATAATCAAGAGAATGAAAAGTTCTCTGGATTGCTTAAGTATTGTATTCAGCATCAGCACTGGAGCATCTTTGAGCAAGCATCGATGACTGTAGAGATCAATACTACAAGAGGTATCGCAGCTCAAATTCTTCGACACCGTTCATTTACATATCAAGAGTTTTCGCAACGGTATGCAGATAGTTCTCTGCTTGGAGATAAAATTCCTTTGCCAGAATTGCGTCGGCAAGACACTAAGAATCGCCAGAACAGTATTGATGATGTAGATCCTTATACGGTTCAAAAGTATCAAATCTTGATGCAGCATCATTTTACTGAAGCAATGAAACTATATCAAGATATGTTAGACGCTGGGATTGCAAAGGAGTGTGCAAGGTTTGTATTGCCCCTAGCGACTCCTACGCGCCTGTATATGACAGGATCTGTGCGTTCATGGATCCATTATATTGATCTTCGTTCTGGTCATGGCACACAGAAAGAACACATGGATATTGCTAATGCAATCAAGTGTATTTTCACCTGTCAATTCCCAGCAGTATCTGAAGCACTCGGTTGGACCCGTGAAGGATGTTCTGATTGTGTAGATGCTCCTTCTATCATTATTGAATAAATATTAGAAATTGACATAATTTATGGCTACTTATCCTGTTATTAATAAAAACACTGGAGAACAAAAAGAAGTTGTCCTTAGTGTTCACGATTGGGATCAATGGAAAATTGATAATCCTGACTGGGACCGAGATTGGTCTGATCCATCTACCGCACCATATAGCGGCGAGATTGGTGAAGTCTACGACAAACTGAAGAAGTCCCATCCAGGGTGGAATGATGTGTTACGTAAAGCATCTAAAGCCCCTGGATCCAAAGTCAAACCCGTTTGAAACCTATGCCAGCAAAAAGAAAGTCTCAATCACCTGCAGTTCCATTTGGAATGTCTAATAAGCAAATGAAAAGAAAAAAACCAATCAATTCTGATTTAATGAAGAGGGTTGAACCTCTTACTGAAAACCAACAAGAACTTTTCAGATGTTATAAAAACGATCAGAACTTAGTTGCATACGGTGCAGCAGGCACAGGTAAAACTTTCATCACTCTCTATAATGCTCTTAGAGATGTTCTTGATGTCAAGACACCCTATGAAAAGATCTACATTGTTAGATCTCTTGTAGCAACCAGAGAAATTGGTTTCCTTCCTGGAGATCATGAGGATAAGTCGTCGCTTTACCAGATTCCATATAAGAACATGGTAAAGTATATGTTTGAAATGCCTACTGAGTCTGACTTCGAAATGCTGTATGGCAATCTTAAAAACCAAGGAACTATCAGTTTCTGGTCTACATCATTCATTCGTGGCACTACTCTGGATAATGCAATTATCATTGTGGACGAATTTCAGAACCTGAACTTCCACGAACTTGATTCAATTATCACTCGTATTGGTGAAAATTCCAAAATCATGTTCTGTGGTGATGCCACTCAATCTGATTTGGTAAAAACAAATGAGAAGAATGGTATTATTGATTTCATGAGAATCCTTCGTATGATGCCATCTGTTGATCTAGTTGAATTTGGTGTCGAAGATATTGTTCGTTCTGGTCTTTGTAAAGAATACTTAATTGCTAAATCTGATTTAAATCTTTAAACTCTTATGACATTTATTCATCATAATTATCTCGGTGACATTGAACTAGAAAAGAAAGAAACAAATGGCATCCGTCTCTATAATGTTCCTAATGGAGATTGGGTGCCTTCTATTACGTCTGTAACTTCTTTCTATAATCGACAGATCTTTGCCAAATGGCGTGAGCGTGTTGGCATTGAAGAAGCAAATCGTATTACAAAAAAAGCAACTTCAAGAGGTACTGACTTTCATGAAGCGGCACAGGCATATCTTGAGAATAAAGATTTAAATTGGGATGATTATCGTCCCTTGACTCAGTTTATGTTTCATCATGCTAAACCTTATCTTGATAAGATAAATAATATACACGCTATTGAAAGAACTCTTTATTCTGAGTATCTCGGTTTAGCGGGAAGAGTTGACTGCATCGCAGAGTACGAAGGAGAGTTGGCAGTCATCGATTTTAAAACATCTGAAAAGATTAAACCAGAAAAGTGGTTGGAAAATTATTTCGTCCAAGAAACATTTTACGCAGCTGCTTATTATGAATTGACAGGAATCCCAGTTAAAAAACTCATCACTCTCATGGTTACTCCTGGTGGCGAAGTCAAAGTATTTGACAAAAGGAACAAAGGGGATTATATTAAGTTATTAGTTAGGTATATTAAAGAATTTGTACATCACAATATTAGGTCAGAGAATGGAGAATGAACTAGAAAAAGAATTAGAAAAAAAGTTTTTCTGTCCCTCCAAATTCGCACAAGAAATTGAAACTCTTGTAAAAGATAATGTTGAAATGAATTACATTGATGCTATTATTCACTTTTGCGAAAGGAATAGTGTTGATTTAGAATCGGTTCCCAAACTGATTTCTAAACCATTAAAAGAGAAACTAAAGTATGAAGCAATGGAACTTAATTTTCTAAAGAGGAGCTCCAGAGCGAAACTACCTATTTGATGAATGATGCCATTTGATGCTTATAGACAATACCTCTCTCTGAAGAACCACTTCACAAAAGAGAAGTATGATTACCACAAGTAGTGTGGAAAGAGTCGTGCGACTGTACAATCTTTTTATAAGGGGAAAGATCGTTTCTGGTTTGAGAAACTAGCAAGAAATACATCAGATCAAGAAGTAATTGAATTTTTTGTATCTAACTGTATCACCTGCACTGATCCAAGTAAACTTTGGATAGGAGAAATGATAAGAGAAGGTGAAGGTAGGTACACAGAATGGAAGAAAAGAAATCAGTCACTCTCTTATGTTTTTAAAGAAGAGAGTGAAAGGTTGTTCGAAAATAAAAAATTAGATGAGATTTTCGACTGCTCAAAAGGTCATCCACCTGTTCTTAAAATGTTCCTGAGCGGTACAATTAGTATAGAAACACTGGTGATATATGATAGAATATTCCTGTTCAGGAATAAGTTTGATAAGAAACTTTCCGATCCTGTGTGGGAAACCGTCAGTATGAAAATTAAAAAGTATACTCCCTTCCTAAATATCGATGTATTTCGTTACAAAAAAATTCTTAAACAGGTTGTGTTAGGGTAATGAGTTTTTTCGATTCCGATGTCGTCCGCGCAGAGATGGCAGAAATTAGCGAGTTACAAGAAGACGTTTATAAAAACGTTTTCAAGTTTCCTTCAATGAATAAAGAGGAAAAACTCTTTCATGTTAGTATGTTAGAAAGATTACTTGAAAAACAAAAAATTCTTTATACTAGATTAAGTCTTTCTGATGATCCTGAAGCAACCAAAATGAAAGAACAGATTATAGAATCTGCAATTGCAATGGGTCTTTCCCGTGATGTTGACATAAATGTTATGTTCCGAAACATGACCAAGATGCTTGGTAAAATGCGGGAAAGGATTGACGAAACGGGTTCAGACCTGTAGAATAACGAAGTACACACAAGCCAAATACGTACAAATCCGAGGTAATCCGAATGTCTTTTGCAAATCTTAAGAAGCAGTCTTCTCTTGGTTCCCTGACTTCTAAACTGGTCAAGGAAGTTGAGAAGATGAATAATACTAGTGGCGGTGGTGATGACCGTCTCTGGAAACCTGAAATGGACAAGACTGGCAATGGTTATGCCGTCATCCGTTTCCTGCCCGCACCAGAAGGAGAAGAACTTCCCTGGGCAAAGATGTACTCCCATGCCTTCCAAGGTCCTGGTGGTTGGTATATTGAGAACTCTCTGACTACGATTGGTCAGAAGGATCCTCTTGGTGAATACAATCGTGAACTGTGGAACAGTGGTCTCGATTCTGATAAAGATACTGTTCGTAAGCAAAAGCGTAAGTTGTCTTACTATGCCAATATCTATGTTGTGCAAGATAAGGCAAACCCTCAAAATGAAGGTAAAGTTTTCCTTTATAAGTTCGGTAAGAAGATCTTTGATAAGATCATGGAGGCAATGCAACCTGAGTTTGAGGATGAGACTCCTATCAACCCCTTTGACTTCTGGCAAGGTGCAAACTTTAAACTGAAGCTGAAGAAGGTTGCTGGTTATTGGAACTATGACTCTTCTGAGTTTGATCGTCCTGGTCCTCTTTTGGATGATGATGATGCACTCGAAGCACTGTGGAAGAAGCAGTATTCTCTTGCTGCTCTGACTGCACCTGACCAGTTCAAGACTTATGAACAACTGGAATCTCGTTTGAAGATGGTTCTGGGTCAGAAGACTGCATCTCGTCCTCGCTACGATGAAGAGACTGAGGATGAAGACAATGATCGCGGTTCTTATACTCCCGACTTCTCTTCACGCTCGCAGAAGTCTGAACTTCCAGAAGACCTGAGTGCTCAACTGAACTCTTTGAGTTCTTCCGATTCAGATGAAGACGATGCTCTGTCTTATTTCCAGCGTCTTGCTGAAGAATGATTATTGATATAATCTAATATTGTCAGCACGCTTAAGGGTTCCGCTCATGTATTGGGTGGAACCCTTTCTATATGTCATGATTTCTTCCATGTCATCTTTTATGACGTTGATATAACTTGGTTTTAGTAAAAATATATTTCTTTTTTTATCTTCAATTGAAGATTCATACTCATAATTCGTAATACTCTTTACTGGATATTTTGTAACTTGTGATTCTAAATCATAATCATAGAATGTAATTTGATAATCAGATTCTACTTGTAACCCTGCTGGCACAACTATAATGTTTTGATTATTTCTAACCTCAGTTGTTTCATAATGATGTATTCCACTGTAAAGAGTTTCATAGTCTCCATACTTATTTAATAAGTATTGATCAAGATTATTCTGCTCCATTGGCCATTCAGTTTGAATGTTGATAATATTATTACAAACTAAAACTAACCAATCTAAATTAGAATCCCCATAAAAATTAAAAGCAACATTATCTGGTCTGTCATTATTGATAATTTTATACTTAGTAAAAAATGAAAGGTTTTGAAAGATGTCTTCTCTCAGAAAACCTCTTTTAAATAAGTTTTTTACTTGAATATAATCTGATATTTTAGACTCTGGCAGTCTACTAACATATTCAAAATCTGGAAGTTGGCGAAAATAATTTGACATCTTAGAAACCTATTGAATTCTGTTCGTTTTGATAGTCATCATTATATACGGGTTCTAATTCTTGGAATCTCATTGTCAATCGATATGCAACCATAGTTCCATCTGTGAAAGTTGCATAATTTGTATTTGGGGTATAGTCAACATTTAAACCCAATAAAGCACACTCTTTAAATTTATTTAATCCAGAATGCTCTTTTCCACTTTCTCCTCTATGTAAATACGTGACTTTGAACGTATTGGGAGATCTTAAGAATAAATTTGTTTTGGTTCTAATTGGTGCCATTCCTTGCTTGAAGAATCTAATAATGTTGATGACGGATTTTGCTTCATCAGGATCTCTTGGAGCGAGTAGGAATGTAAAATCAAAAGGTCTCAATGTAGGTCCTTTAAACAATAATTCCATATTGGGATTTAGAACCGCACCTGTAGTTCTTGTTAAGAGTTGTTGTCCAATTCCTGCAGCACTACCAGCAAATGATTTTGATATTGCTTCTTTAACTTCATCACTTCCGCCAATAATATTTCCTACAGTTTGAGAAATAGAATTTGCGAATCCTTCTCCACCACCTTCGATTCCTCCTATAGCAATGTTTGCTAATGCAGCTTCCAACGCAGTCATTGATCCATCACCCCAACCAGTAGAATTGCTGTCTTTTATGCCACCTGGAATTGATAGTATTGCTGTTCCTATGGTTCTGTCTTTTGGGGCACTTCTTTGCCCTGTTCCAAAACTACCAGATTGAGTTAGAGGTTTTGGTGAAAACTCAAGCATATCAAATTTAATTACATCTTGAGTTGTTTGTGCAATATCGAGTGGATATCTTAAAGGTGCAGTTTGTCCAGGGATAGATTGATTTGATCCTCCCAGTAATTCTTTAACATCGACTGGTTCCGCCGCAGTTGATGAGGTTCCATCTCCTTCTTCACCACCACCATCTCCAGCTTCACCAGAATTACTTGCATTTGGATCTTGTTTTGCTTCAGTTTGTATGGTTTCTCCTGTTTTTAGGTTTGTTTTAGGATCAACAACTCCTGGTAGTTTTGCTGTTGTTGCAAGATGTGTTCTAGTTTCCTCCGGGGAGTGCTTATTAATAATATTAGCTCTATCGTTGTTTAAAGTTTTTGTATGATCTTTTACAAAAATTTTCTGTATTTGATCTTTTGATAGTCTAGTCCCATTCGAGTTATTATACTTTCGTACAAATGCATCCGTTATAGTCCAATTATTACCGCTTGTACCTGCTGTAGCAATAATAGTTCTTCCGAAAATACCTTCATCCCCATACAAATTTGCTGCACCAGTATCAGTATTGACTTCCAATCTAGTTGGAACTCCAGCTACAGATCTTGAAGACGCTTTGATATTATCCTGCGTAGTTCCGTGTGACATCAGATGGATGGTTTTTATTTATTTAGGATGAACTTTCCATATTGAATTGACAATAAATCATCAAGTTCATCTTTTTCTACGATATAAACTTGACCAGCAAGTTCTTCCCATGTGTAATTTTTATATTGTCTCCAATGGAAGTTGAGTCCACGAAATCCCCAATTGAATACTTCAGTTACGGCAACTAATGGGTGTTGATCATAGGTAATTCCTGGAGTTTTTGCATTATACACAAAAGTACATAGGGTTCCAGCATCGGGGATCGGAGTTACTGTATCATTTAGAGCTTCCATAATCATAAGCATTTGCTCTTCTTGATCCATGGTTGGACCATTTAATGAATCTATTATGGGTTCGATACGATTCATTTGATTCCTAGTTCGTCTTCGGTGATTATTTTAAATTTGATTCTACGGTCTTCACAAAATTCAACTGCTGCTTTCCACTTCGCTTGATTGACAGCATAAGTTTTGCATTCATAAAGATATGATTTTGTTTTTCTTTTTGGTGTTTTTGGTGGTTGAGTTTGTCTTTTTGGTTTCACCTCAATGATATAAGTTTTTATTTGGCCAGCACTTTCTTTAACTTTAATGATAAAGTCTGGAAAGTATCTATGAACTCTATTATCAACTGGAGAAATGTATGGGATATAAAATTCTTCACTCCCCCATTCTAAAATATTTTCATTCAAATCACACCATCGACAGAACTTTCTTTCCCAACTACTTCTACAAATAATATTTGTCGGATCTCCTTTATATTTTTTGGGAAATGATGGATGATACTTACTCTTATTACTTTCTGCCATACATAATATATAAGGTTAAAAACTATTTATAGATGCCTACTCCAAAGTCAGTTTCTGACATAAAATCAAAATTACTTAGACCATCTTTAACATCTCACTTTGAAGTGAGTATTGGCATACCTCCATTTTTATCTGGGTCTTTAGATGTATACTCCCAAGAAAGACTACATTTACAATGTTCTGAGACATCTTTACCTGGATCCAGATTGACAACATTTGAAATTAATAACGACCATCATGGTGTTACAGAAAGACATGCATATAGGAGAATGTTTGATGATAGAATTGACTTAAGTTTTTATGTTGATGCTGATAATTATGGACCAATAAGATTTTTTGAAACTTGGATGAGAGGTATTGTTGATGAAGATGATTTAGTAGAATCCAGTAATACGAGTTCTGATTCAAGAAATTATTTTTATCGAGCTAGATATCCAGATGGACCAGATGGATACTGTACAGATGGATTAGAAATTACAAAGTTTGAACGAGATTATAAAAGTAATTTTTTAACTTATAAATTTATCAAGGCATACCCATTTAGCATTAACTCCATGCCGATTTCATATGATGGTTCTAATCTTTTAAAATGTACCGTTGGGTTTAGTTACATTCGTTATGTTACTGATAAAGTTATACGTCCTAGAAGTGAATCGCAATCAGGAACTGCAAACACAACACCTATACAGCAAGCTCAGTTTAACGCAAGTAACTTGACTCTTCCTGGTCTTGACGGTGCTGGTGCTTTGACTTCTGGAACCAGCATTCCCCTTACAACAGGTGGCGTTCCAAAATCGGTTGCGAATTCTTCAGGAAACAGCGTCACTCTTTCTTCTGGAACTAGCATCCCTCTCTCAGGACAAAATTAACCAGAAGACGGCAGGGATTGGACTAAATAATCACACCTGAAATATCTATAGGACATCATGCCTTTACCAAAGATTGCTACGCCAAAGTATGAACTTGAGTTGCCATCCACAGGAGAAACAATTCAATTTAGACCCTTTCTTGTAAAAGAGGAAAAACTTCTTGTAATTGCATTAGAGAGTGAAGATAATAAACAAATTACCACAGCAATTAAAACTGTAATTAAAAATTGTATTTTAACTAAAGGAGTTAAAGTAGAATCTCTTCCTACTTTTGACATCGAGTATCTTTTCCTGAACATTCGAGGGAAATCTGTTGGAGAAGAGATTGAGGTTAATATTATTTGCCCCGATGATGAAGAAACTCAAGTTTCAGTAAATATTAACCTTGATGATATTAAGGTTGAAAAGTCTGAAGATCACACCAATAAAGTCAGACTCGATGATACTATCATGATGCAGATGAAGTATCCATCTTTAGAACAATTTATTAAAAATAATTTTAACTTTGAAGATAAGAATGCAATGGATCAATCTTTTGAGTTGATTGGATCTTGCATTGATACAATCTTTACTGAGGATGAAGCTTGGTCAGCTGCAGATTGTACAAAGAAAGAAATTATAGAATTTCTTGAGTCTATGAATTCTTCTCAATTTAAAAAGATTGAAGAATTTTTTACAACCATGCCAAAACTTTCTCATACTGTAAAGGTTAAAAACCCAAATACAAAAGTCGAGAGTGAAGTTGTACTTGAGGGACTTGCGAGTTTTTTCGCATAGCCCTCGTCCATATGAGTTTAGAGGGTTACTATAAATTAAATTTTGCCTTAATGCAGTACCATAAATATTCATTAACGGAGATTGAAAATTTAATCCCCTGGGAGAGAGACATTTATGTGGCGTTGCTAGAGCAACATCTTGAAGAAGAAAAGTTAAAGCAGCAGCAGGCATCTAATGGATCTAGATGAACTTCTTAAATCGATAAGGGAAGAAGGTGAACCCAAGGGGGGAAAAATTGTTTCAGCTAAAAAGTTTTTAGGTGAAGATAGATATGACAAATATTATCAAGAACTTCTTAGTGAAGGTAGGTTAGGAGGTGATAATTTATCACCTCAAGAAAGGAAAGAAGGTGTAAAAGCATATAGAAAAGGAAAGATAAATTTTAAAAATTTTGTAGAAAAAGTTATATCACAGAAAAATCAAGTCAATGTAGGAGGATCTAGTACAAGATCTATTGGATCTGGTGGAGGAGCACTTGTAGTAAGAAAATCTCAGATACAAACTAGTAATTTTGTATCAAGACAAGAGCAGTCAGAGCAAAATTTAGATGAGATCTTAAAGGGAATAGATTCTATTCTGAACACTCTTAAAGAAGAAGAGAAAGTAAAAAAGAAAGAATCTGATAGATCTAGGAGAGTATCTGAACAAAAAACTAGAGAAATAAAAGAAAAAAATCTAGAAAAAAATGTTTTCGGAGACTTATTTACTTCTGCTAAAAAAATATTAAAACCAGTAAAAAGTATATTCCAAAAACTTTTTGAATTTATTGGAACAGTTTTACTTGGAAGAATTTTATATAAACTTGTCGATTGGATGAGTGATAAAGAAAATCAAAAGAAACTCGATGCGATTGGTAATTTCTTAGGTAAAACTTGGCCTGCACTCCTTGCAGCATATCTAATATTTGGTAATGGTCTTGGAAGATTTGTAACGAGAATGATTGGAATGACTTTAAGGTTTATTCCAAAAATTGTAATGGCAATCGCAAGACTTGCTGCTGCTCACCCATTAGCAGCTGCTGCTCTTATCGGTGCTGGTGCGTTTGCTGCTGGTGCTATAATTCCTAAACTAATGCCAGAAACGGTTGATGAAGAAGAAAGAAAAACAGAAGCAGCGCCTGGATCTAAAGAAGAAAAAATTCAAAAACTTAAAGAACAAAAAGAAAATTTAAACTTCCTCCAAAAAATGCAGGGAGTTGGTGCCGAAATAGATGAACAAATATACAGATTAGAAACTGGAAAAACTAAGGGATATTCTGGTGGTGGATTTGTTGAGGGATTGACAGGATTTTCTGGGGGCGGCAGAGCAATGGGAACAGACACCATTCCTGCTATGCTCACTCCTGGAGAGTTTGTAATGAGTAAAGGTGCAGTTGATATGTTTGGGGCAAATACTTTTGCGTCAATGAATGCTGCGGGTGGCGGAACAAATAGGCCAAAATCATTTGGCGGTAGAATGTATGCTGCGAGTGGTGGATCAACAAGACAACAGGCTAGACATGGGGGTAAACCTGAAGAAAATAGACAACCAAATGAAAAACAACCATCGTCGCCAGTGGCAGCTGCTAGTGCCACCGAGTAGAAATCTAGAGGTGGTATATCAAAGAATGCAAAAGCACTTTTAAATACTATTAGGTGGGCAGAAGGAACATTAAAACCTGGAGGTTATAATACTTGGTTTGGTGGAAGAGCTGATATGGATCTTACCAAAATGACTATTAACCAAGTTGTTGCCGAACAGAAAAAAAGATTAGCATCTGGACAAGCAACTTATGGTAGATATACCTCTGCTGCAGTTGGGGCATATCAAATGATGAAACCAGAAGCATTTGCTACTAGAGCTGGATTAAACCCCGCAAAAGATAAGTTCACTCCTGAAAATCAGGACAAGATGGCAATCGTTGGTTACATGCAAGGTCAAGCTGGAATGTCTAGAGCAGAAATTGATGCCCCAATTAGTAAAGGACAGATTGCAAAAATGGCTCCAGTATGGGC